CCAGCCCACCTAAGGTGGGGGGGGCCAACATCGAAACCTTCTCGCGGCGCGCCGGCAGCACATAACGACCAAACTGCCTGACCCGCTGACAGCGGGCGACCGACCTAAGGTCGACGCCCCTTCTCCGGAGCTCTAAGAGCTCCGCCTCCCCTAACAACGAATTATCGTTGAAGGATCGGAGTGAGAAAGTCGGCAGGCGGTGCAGATGGCCAGGGGACACTTCCGTGTATATGCCTTCGCAGAATGTAGCCTGGTCGGTGGAGATGACCGACTTTAAGTCGTTCAGCTCTAAACCGACTGACCCAAGGTATGCTCGGTAGGACCGAATTTGATTCGGACGCCACCAGGCGACTAAGTCGTCTCCTTTGATTAGGAAGCAGTGACCGGGGTCAACCAGGCCAGCAATCGCGTAGTGGATCAGCGAGAGGAGCGTCCAAGACGTGGGGAGACCCATGAAGGCTCCCCTCCTCGTCGGTACCTGAGGCTCGCTAAGCGAGTGACCGCGGTGGGTCACCCTGGGGTCTATCCCCAGGGCGTCGACTATGAGGTCTAAGACCTCAAAGGACAACCCATCGGTCGCGGTCTTCAGGTCCGCGCTGAAGTAGAGACGGTGGCGACGGTTAGCCCGACCGAATTTAATTCGGTTGAGCTCCGGATCGCGCAAAGCGGTCGCAGTCACTAGATTCTTGGCTTTCGTGAGCGACGGAAAGAGGGCTTTGCGGTACCGGTGACCTTCGCCTACTAAGTAGGCGTCGGAAACCGTAACTGCTCTCGTCTTCAAGCCGTACTCCCGTACAGCCACCACTTTCGAAGGCGGGATCGCTTCGCGGATTGCACCCCAACCACGGACGTGGTCGTTGTAGGCTTGCTCTTCCAGAGCCGCGGCTGCCTCTGTAAAAGAGATAGCCCCGGGGTTGGCCGCTGCGCTAAGCGCGGCGAGCCGGCAGAAGACAGCCCGAACGTCGCCTTCCGTAGGCGCACTACTAGGTAGTGCGCTGAGGTCGGCAGGGGTGCGTGACAAGACCGCAGTAAGATGGCCATTCCTCCCTCCTTCCGACTTCTTGCACTGCAAGCAAGAAGAGCTCCCGACTAAGCCGGGATGCGGGACGGAGATTGGTTTGACCTGGTCGGCCACCTTCCGGATTGACTTCACCACCCCCTTAGGGGGTGGGCCCCCAGCAAATGGGGTTGTCACCCGGGTGCGGAACTCTAAGAGCTCCGCGTTGGCTACGGCGACCGGCGGTCGAGGAAGCGATCGGTTGAGGTGGCAAACCTGGTGGAGCTTGCTCCGACCAGTTGCCTTCCAACAACCAGGCAATATGTGGCAGGCGAACTGCCAACAGTTTGCGTCCCCTCGCAAGAGGGCGGACCGGAGGTGGCCTAAGGTCACCTTCAGGAACCGAAGAACCCCGTAGGGGTTCCTGGCGCAGGCGGCGGCC